GTTCCGTTACCTATCCAAGCGCCAGCCTTTGCTAGTAAGCCAGAATCTTTATCAAAGACATCATCAATGGTCTTAGATCCACCAGATAGAAAAGAAAAGATGCTCATAGTATTAACTCCAGATGTGGCATATCCCAGCCGTAGATTTTACTTTTCTTAGTCTTCCATAAACCACCCCAACGTACAGGGTATCCTAGCATAGCCGCAGCTTGTAAGTGCGCTGTAGCTACCATAGCTAAGTACTCTCGTTTCCAACTAGCTTTACCATCTACAAAGGCAAAGAAATCTAGCGCATTACCAGTTTGATGATTACTTATACGTTCATAACCATCTCGCTCAGAAGCCCCTTTCAAATACAAACTATTTTGCAGGTCAGGTGAACGTAACCCTGCATACTGACCATGCCCATAATCTACGAGAGTTATAGTAATAGCTAAGTCATCAATCTCTATAAGCTTAGGATTTACACCCTCTCTATTTTTTAGTGAAGTACTTCCTAGTGCAAACATAAATCTTAACTCCTTTTGATCCAAACTGTAAGTTTTGCAGCGACCATCTTAATGGCCGTAGCCCAAAACGGAAAGCGCCAGCTATCTTTCTTATCACTGGTATCTCCGCTATAGCTCAGGATTACTCAATCTGGTATTCGATATTGAATATTATACTGGTAGCTGCTTTTATATCCACTGCTTGCGCTGCATATGTGCCAGCGACAAATTTGTAGATATCCAAGTTAGCTGTGCTTCTAGTGCCATAACCAAACGCTGGCATCGTCGCAGTCGATTCTAACCCACTAGCTATGATGCCCCCTACTGCGACATTATTATTGGAATTTCTAATTGTGAGGGGCAGTGATATAGTTGCAACCCCTGTAAGCCCTCCACCAACACTTGCAACCTCAATCGTACCCCACACTCTAACCATGTTACCTTTAAGCTCATAGTTACACAAATCCCCACCAATCCCTGATGTGAGTGTAGCTGTCCCAGTTGTGGCTGTAAGTGTAGCTGTATAAGTCTTAGGCCCGTACCCATGAACATTGTTATATGATACCGCAGTGGACGCATCATCAATAATACAGATGGACGTTGTCCTCCCGTTAACTGAGCCAGCTATAAGGCAGTTCTCAAAGTTGTTAGACGAGGGGAATCCTGAGGAGTTAGCTATACGAATTGCTGTCATAGTGAATGTTGGTGCGTAATCAAATACAACGTCCCGAAACATCCAGCGTACCGCAGAAGGGCCAAGGATATTCACGCCAGCATGAGCGCTAGTCGGATAGGCTTCAATGTAACCGCCATAGACATACGAGTCTTGACAGCCCGTGATAACAAATCCATCACTCGCTGTGTCTCCGTACAGCACATCACCGAACAGGCGCACATCATAGAACGCCATTTGAGTGCTAATGCCACTGTTAATACCTTTAAGTGCGTACACTCCTGAATGAACATGGTTAACGTGCAGTCCACGAAACGTATTAAACCATGCAATCCCTCCATCTGGTTCTATCCTGACTCCCTCATTTGTACGAGAAGATATACCTGTGTATGGTGCTGGGGGTATCCAGCCTTCAATATAGGTATTTGTGAAGAGACAACTTCTAGCATTCCTGATTAGCATTCCTGGTGCAGTGCCACTACGCAAGTACACAAACAGATTATCAATAGTAACTCCTCCCCCATTTACTCCTGGAGTGGCAGATATATTTAATAAGTAGGATCCTGGCGAAGCTGTATCAAAATAATGCCATATAGCGCGAGGAGAGCAAACAATGGCAGTGTAGTCTGGGATAGTTAAGGGGCGACTAATAGTATAACTTCCATCAGGTACGTATAGCGTACCTCCCGCCGCCTCTAATAAGGCGGCTTCAAATGCAGAAGTGTCATCCGTGCCTTGCCCTGTGTTAGCTGCTGCGCCAGAAAAAGAAATGGACGTGTCACCTACCGCACCAAAAGCACGAGGGTTAACAATAGTTACTGAAAACTGCTTACCATCGGAGTCGTAGAAATGCCCATCAGCATTAGGCCAGGTGCCAGCTTTACCTATAGTTGTAGTGCCAGTAAACTGATACTGTGCACCTGAATCTATAACCTTATCGGCACTAAAGTGAGTTGTCTGAATTACAAAACCTGCAAGTACAGATGGGTTAGCGCTTAAAGAAGCAGCAGTTCCCGTAGGTAAGTACCGTATATCTAAGCTATCTACAGGCCCAAGTATAGTACCTATGATTTTTACAATAACTCCAGCGCCTGGAGCTGTGACCAAGGTTATATTAGTAGCGTCAGTTTGGACAAAACTAAAAGTCTCGATGTTATTTAAGAAGACTCTGATTGAGCCAGTGTTCGGTACATAAGAGAACTCTGTTAACGTAAATAATACTTGTGCAGCTTCGGCTATAAAAGACTGAGAAGCAGTCACTAAGTTAGCGGAGAATTGTACTAAAGTTTTAGGTGTCCAAACACTTGCTGGATTAGCCATTTTATAATTCCTATAATAAATAGTACGGTATTTAGAAGCCTACGTTAGTGCTAGCAGACGTAATAATCTGGAATTGTATCTCTTTCGAGTTTATATCTTGCAGTCTAGCTTCTTCAGCTCCGCCAACTGAGCGCCAGATCTTAGATGCTGCCTCATAGATAATAGCATAGGGAAACTGATCAGCGATCCAAGATACATAGTTAAGTTCAGTGACTACAGGGTAAACATAAACTCCTATAGTTAGGTATCGAAATGCTACTTGCGAGCGCATCTCTAATGAGCGTCCAGCAACATACGCTATGTTAGGTTTAGTCGCTCCGTACTCATCTAGAAGGTCAGTAGGAGTTAGTATATTAATAGGTACGCCATTAGTATCAGCAGAATCTATAAGTCTATTTACATAAGAGAAAGATCTAAAATTAGGTATCAGAGTGACATAGTCCCAAGAGTGTATAAGCGCCTCAGACTCCAAGTCTACGCCAGTCTCATAAATATCTTTAGAGAAGAAATCTATGCCATGCATTTTAAGCGTAGCAGCTTTAATGGCTGACTTAGTTTGATTTATTAAGTCAGGTCGGTTAGTAATAAGATACACTTCCGCTAGCAGCTCTGCAAATGTCATTCTATATAACTCCTAAGGGAAGTGTAGTGAGAGAGAAGCTATTAGCTAGCGATCCCTTTAGTGGTAGTTGGCTTAAGAGCTGAAGGTTTTGGTTCGTCAGCGCCAGTATAATCTGTATTACCTGCCGCAATCTTTGCCTTAGCTGCTGCCGCATCCGCAACAAACTGAGCATATATCTCACGGCGCAGACTAACTAATGGATCAGCTTCTTTAGCTGACATTGTCTGTCCGATAGTAAATCCTTTGATTCCACCAGTCTTAATCTCGTGATCCAGATACTCAATGCAATCTACGTCAGCAGTAATAAACTTAAAACCAATGAACTGTATCTTCTTACCATTAGGGGTTATGAGCCGTACGGCAGGTTGAGAATACGAATAGTGGTGATAGTTAATATCCTCATCTTCAACCTCTGCTGGTGCAAAAGGATCCACTAAAGCCTCAGCAGACTCAGCAGACTCAGCAGACTCAGGTGAGGGTAGTTTAATATTTAACTTTGTAGCGACAACTGTAGGGTCTGTCATGATGTTATCCTTACTGTGGGTGGGGCGTAAATTTAACTTAAATAAAAAAAATTGCTGGCAAGCCATAAAGCCTGCCAACAACACTCTTAATTGCTACTAACTATTAACCTACCGCAGCAGCAGTAAGGTTAGTTAGCAACATATTTGCAGGAGGGTTCTTAACCATAGCGGTCATCTCTGTAGTGAGAGTTCCACCAACAGCATCAATACCGTTATCCTGCGCCTGCAAACCACCAGTGTTAAACTCTTTATTCTGAGTCTGACGACCAGCAAGATATGCACAGCTAAACGTTGGAAGATCGACAGCGACAGCCATCTTAGCCCAAGTAGCGTTTGAGTTAAACAGGGGATGCTCAATCAAACGGAACTTACCACGCGCAGTAGTAAGGGTAGAGAATTGCAGACCGTAGTTAGTCTGACCATCTAACAACTGGTAGGTTCCATTTAGGCGACCAATGTTGTTAAGAACTACCTTAGCATGACCACCAACAAACAGGATACGCTCGTTAGCACCCTTAGGATCTGTAGCCTGATCAAACACTGGATCTAAGAATCCTTCCAACTGACTCCAAGTAGTAGTTGCACCAGCAGCGTTAACGTTAGGTGCAGTGTAAGATGGTGGGTAGTAGCTGAGATCACTAATAATAGAAATTAAACCATCCATAGTACGGAAAGGTTTACCGTTACGAGTTCCGCTAGACTTCTGCCCGAAGAACAGAGCTTTCTCCATAGCAGCAGCATGAAACGCTGCACAGTCTTGACGATTCTCTGCGCCAGGAGTGTCACCAGCAATAACGCTGGTAGATTGAGCTGAACCGGAGATAGCCCAAGTGTTACGGAAAATCTGAGTAAGGTTAGTTACTCGTACAGGTACAATGCTATTAGCAGTAGGACGATCAGATGCTTCTTCGTAAGCGTTACCTACTTCATAAAGATCATCGTTATCGAGCAGAGCAGCTGCAGCTACAGTACCTACGCCACGAGTTACAGTTACGCCAGTAGCAGAAGGAACAGTATTAATAATAATATTCTCTCCGGTACGGCTAACGCGCAAGATCTGGCCAGGGATAATATTAACAGTCGCGTCTACTACAAAAGTAGTTACACCAGATGCATAACCACCAACTGCATTAATCTTAATCTCGGGAAAGACCATAGTTTTAGTGAAGAAGCCATGCTCTACTTGCAGCGCAGTTTCTGTTTTAAGCATAGAAGTAAGCCCGTATAGCGGAGCGTTACCGTTAGGCATAAGACGAGTAATCATGCTGGAGAATGACTCTACAGCTAGATTAGTGGTAAAGTCATCAGTGTTAAAAATCCCAGTAGTCATAATATATGTATCCTATAAGAGTAAAGTAAAGGTAAAAGATAGTGCAGTGTTGCTATGTGAGTTTGTGCTGGGTTATATACTGCTGGGTTAGTAAAGACTAAATTCTTCTGTGGCTGTTTTTAGTAGTGTAGTAGTGTAGTAGTGTAGTAGTGTAGTAGTGCGCTGTTCTGAGTTAGGCATAAGGCTATTAGATTTTAGAGTAACTCCAGTGTTAGCGAGCAAGTTACAAGGTAGGTTTATCGCACCCGTACTTGCAGCTATAAAGGTCTGGTCATACTTCCGGTAGCTGAAACACCTACCCTAATAAACATAACCAGACCTCACTTGTTAACTTGATTTAAGTAGTTGTTACTATGCTAGAAATTTTTCCCAGTTTTGTCCTACTGCCTGCTGAGCAGCAGTCTTAGGTGCGAACTGTGCTCCCATAGCTTCTACGTACTGAGTTAGCATAGTGCCAACTTCTGCATCAGATGCGTTAGGAAACTTCTGTAATAGCTGCTGTCTAGCTGCATCTATTACTGGCTGGATTGCTGGGTTATTCATGATAGGGTTAACACCCTTAACATGGTTAGCAGTGTTTTGATTACGAATCATATCTGGTAGTTTAGTACCGTAAGCTGCTAACGCTCTATCAGTAATTTGACCAGACAGTTGATTACCTACTAAGGTAGACTGAGTTAGTACTTGCCGACCTAAGTTATTAATAATTTCTAGCATAGCTGCTACTGCTGGCTCTCCGCCTGCTGCTACTGCCGCTAAAGCTTCTGGGCTTGCAGCCTTAGAGAAGTCATGCTTATTAACAATCTCTGCTACTTCCTTAGGGTCAAGAGTAAAAGATGTAGGCTCTGCTTTTTTATTCGGATCTACAGGAGCAGTATCCCACAAGTCCTTAAACTGCTCAAGTGGGGAACTATCTACAGGAGCCGCTGAAGCCGCTGGTACGATTCCGTTAGTTGCAGCCGCTGGTGTACCGTCAGGATTTACCCGCCCTGCAGCTGGTAGATTACCAGGCTGGACTGGGGTAGGTACAGCGGCTGGTGCTGGACTTCTAAACATATCTAAGATACTCATAATACTATACTCTCGCTAAGGTTGGGTTTGCTGGTGGGTTGATACTAACTTTCTGGTGCGTACTCTTTTTGCAGGTTTACTAAAGCTTCTTCTGCTGAATTAGAGTTCTCTAACAGATAAATTAAAACTTCCATTTGTCCTCCTCCTCTAGCAGCTATCTGTATATGCTTTAAGGGCTGGTCTATATCATACTCAATAGTAAGCTTTTCCTCAGCGTAACTAGATAGCAGATTCTGTAAGACTTGCTTTTGTAAAGTAGTAAATATAGATCCGGCTAATATCTCCTCATTACTTAGCTCATAGGATGAGAATTGATTAACTATTTGCACTGCCATGATGATTACCTGCTATTAAGGTTGTTGTGGGGCCTGCTGTTTAGCTGGATCCGCTTGGTTAGGGCTATAACCATAGTCTGCTGGTAATGGTTGTGGAGGTAAAGCTTCTGGTGCAGCGCCTGCTTCAATAGCTGGCCCTACCACTTGTTGCCAAGATCTAACTGCGCCTTCGTAAGCTATCTGTTCTTGTGACTTCTCGAAAGGTCTAATATCAGCACCCTGAGTTTTAATAAAGTAAGAGAACATAGGAGATAGATTATACCCTTCTCCGATAGCTGGGTTAGTTGCAATAGTTTGCATCGCTGCAGTAAAAGACTCTGCATTAAGAAGCTTATCTGCTGGCACTAAACCATCAGTAACTTTAAAGTCTAGTACAGCCCTACGTAACACTACTGGGTCAATCTCTACCTCAGTTTGTGCTTCACGATTATATAAGGTAGTGCCACCCTGATATTCTAAAGTATTGAAGCGCAAGATAGATTTCATTGGTGTGAATACTTGTGCTTCTAACAGAGTAGATGCAAGCATGTCTGAGTTATTAGAGTTCTGCATTACAGACTCATACTCGTGCACAGTCTTATTACCTTTAACAAACTGACCCTGTCCCGCTTGATTCTGCCCAGCTACTTGGTTAGCAAGACCTATCATAGCCTGTATCTGTTGCATAGATCCTGAGTTTAGATCTTCGCGATAAGGAAACTGGTAGACAGCTTCTGATAGATTAGATCCATGCATACTAGGTTTAATAGGAATTTTAGCTGACGGATTCTCAGAGTTAATATTAGCGTGAGTTACACGAGTGGGATCGTAGAGTAAGCGATCATTAATAGCTCTACGCCTAGAAGCTATAATAGAGTTCATGTATGTAGACGCTAAACTTTGAAAATCAGCTCCATCTTCTGCCATAGACTTAGTCTGGTAACCTAAACCATCTTCTGACGGTTGACCTATAAGAATAGGAATATATCCATGAGCGTTAGTCTGTTGCTCACAGTATATAATGTGCTGGTGGTTTATAAATATAAGCTTATAGATCTGAGGAGTATTACTAGAAGGTACTTTGAGATTAAACTCAGACGGAAGTACACGACAGTATAACGTAGATACTTCATAAGCATCCTTGTAATCTATACTAGCGTTACGCATAGTTGATAAGCCAGCGTAGACCATCCAATTGGTTTCGCCCGCTGCCTCAGAGGTATCCTCACTACTATTAGGATTAATATTTGGTACGTAATAGTTAAAGGCCTTAACTCCTCCGCCGGAAGTAGATACTATCCCAGAGTTAAACGCAGGAGTAATGTTAGCTATGATCTTATCCGGTAGCGTAGCAATAAATTGCTTAAGAGCCATACGAGACATCATCTCTGTCCAACCTGCGAACTCACCTTTCTTATAGACTTCTGACGGCTTAACTCTTGTATCTACGAAAGTATTATAAGGATCTAAGCGAGTGACTTTATTACCAGACCAGATTACTTCTTTAATCGTACCCTTTTTAATATCGGCAAGTACGTCTGTCTCTACTACAGCAGTTACTTCGTCGCACCAATCTACGTGTATTGGGGCGAAATCATACTTAAAGCAATCGCGAAAGAATAAGATAAGTTCACGTGACCAACCACCACGCTTAGAGTTTTCCTCTAAGATAGTCTCCATCTGCATTGCAGCATCCATATAAGCTGGAGCAGCTACTACGCCAAAGAGAGGGTAACCAGATAAGAATACAGAAGCTTGGTGAGATACAGCTGCCTCTACTTGTGGCTTAACAACAGGTATAGTCATATTCTGGTACTTAGTAGGGTCGCCAGCCCTGTTAGCTGCACGTGCTCGTACTGCCGGTAAGCTGCGATCAGTCTCACGCATGTACATCCGATCTATATAAGAGTAACGATCGCGCGAACTAATCTGAGTAACATTCTGCATACCAAGAATTGTACTGTAATAAGCACGAAAGGATTCTTGGGAAGCAGCCGTTAGAGGTGTTACAGTTGCGCCTGTCATAATATATCCTTAGATTGGGTGCGGTATTGGGTTTTAGAAACTAGAGTTAAATTCTTCTACTTCAGCGGCATTAAATTCTTGAGACTCTACAATATTATTAGCTATAATAGCTTCACTAAACTCTACCATGACTCTAGGAGCATAAGTAAGTAAATCTAGTATACCGTCAGTGTTGTCTCGCTTAAGAGGATTAAACTGAGAGATTTCTATGTGCGCTGCTAGCTTAGCATCTGCGTGAATAAATAACTCTCCTTTAGCATAGCTCCTAAACATAGTAAGGATTCTAGCGCTCTTAGAGCTAATGCCGGAGTATATTGGCATAGCATCTATTCCTACAATGCCCAACTGCTGGCACATTTGATTAAACCAATATAATAGAGAGTACTGAAAAGCATTAGCTTCTACTAGAATAGCAGTGCAATTATTAGAGAGTGCTAACTTAAGTGCTCGCCTGATAGTCTCTCCAGGAGAGAATCTGCCACAGTCTAATGCCATAAGAATAGGATACGTATCATGCACTTCAAAATATCCTATAGATACAGCATCACTGTTAGCTTTATCATTAGAGGGATCTATTACTATAAACTTACCTGCTGCTATATCTCCCTCGCTATACGGTATAGCTGGTAGCTTAGATAAGTCTATTAGATGATTAGCTTGTACGTTCTCATCATTAAGAACTTCTGAATAAAAGATCTCAGGGTGACCCATCTCTAAGTCATTCTCAAACTCAGCTAATAACTGATCTATCGGCTGTAACTCTTCCCAGAGAGATGTCCCATCTGCAAGAATACCGCCAGCAATAAACTTAACCCACTTAGAGTTAGTTTTAAGCTTACGTAATATAGAATACTTAGTAGGGTACATGTTAGCTACAAATATAAACATGCAGCCGCTAGGAGATTTAGCTTTCATGGCTGTACCTACTAACCATGTCTCAAGCGCTTCAGATTGTGTCTGTGAGTCAGCGCACTCTCTGGATTGTATATCTTCAAATAACATAACATCAGGACGTTGGTTTTTAATATTAAGTCCCCGTAGGGATGTGCCAGCGCCAAGAGCGGCTAATGTAATGTTTCTACCACGGAAGCCGAATTTCTTAATAGATTGTGTATCTTTCTCTACACCTAACTTCCAATCACCGAACACAGCTTTAATATTCTGCTGCTCTAACATATCTACTACGTCAGCTAGGATATTCTCCGCTAAGCCTGCTGTCGCACCAACAATAAGAATAAACTTTCTATTTGTAAATAATATACAATATATAATAAATAATTTCATTAGCGTAGTCTTACCAAATCCACGAGGTAAGCCAAGAGCTAACTGAGGAAATGTACGTGGCTTATGTGCGTAAGATAGTAGCCAATCCCATACAGATTTAAATACAAAGGGGAACTTAAATACAAAGATTAGTGGCTCAGCTAATGCGCCTAAGAAGTCTAAAGAACCTTTAGCTGCTGCTTGTACCTGCTCTGCTGTGGCGCCGAATTCTTCTACGGTAGCGGATTCAGCAGCTTTATCAGATTCGTAGCTACCAGTCGGGGGGAGGAATGTCTTGGGTACGGCAGGTGCGCCAGTTGGTTTCCCTCCCCCTAGCTTCTCAAGTAAGGTATCATTCTTGGACATAAGATCATACCTTATACTTAAGTGCGGTAATAGAAGCTAATACATTACCTTGGGAGTTTTGCAAGACCTTATCTAGGACTGCTCTCGCTTTAGCCCGCTCAGTTTCAGTATAAATATGCTTAGCCTTAACTGGCTCCGGCAACTTATTCTTACGCGCTAAGATAGCTAAGCTATTCATTCTATCTTTCTTGCTCCTGTACATTGAGGGATTCCTTAGGAGTATATAGCTGGGGGTTTAGCCTATCTAGGGGTAGTACCTCTTTTCTTTTATCTAAAGTGTTCTGTAATAGTGTGCCTGATTGTATAGTAACAAGCTCTTGTTCTCCAGTCCGGATCACTTGGTTGTTAATATTTGTAACAAACTGCTGCATAATCGCAACAGGCATAACTATAGAAACAATATCTCTATGCACACCATCAGTTGTAGGATTAGTAGCGCCACGTCTCTTAGCGCCATTAACTACATTGATAGCTTTAAGTAATGTCTCTGGTTTAAACATAAGCGGTACAGAAGTCTCTAGCTTAGCTAGTAACAGATCTTCTATACTATCATACTTACTATCCCGCACTGAGTGAGATTGCAATGATTGATAACGTAAGGTAGCTACTTTATTAGCAAACTCTTCATTAGATACAAGCTGAGATATGCGCGCCGCAGTAACACCTAAGGCAGAAGCTACAACTTCTTGATTGACACCATTACCTAATAACTGTAAGGCTCTTTCTTCTATAGAAGTAGACGTACCAGTATTGCCAGTATTGCCTAACTTAGGTGCAGGAGTAGTATCCGTCTTAGCGCTCTTATTAGCGCTCTTATTAGCGCTCTTATTAAAGCCACCTAAAGATTCTATAGTTTCGTCGGAGGGTGTATCGGAGGGTATATCGGAGAGCAGATCGGAGGGTATATCTCTTAGCTCGCTCATATAACCTCCTACATCCGTACTCATATAACCTCCTACATCCGTATCTATAAAGTCTCTAGTATACACTACTACACCTATCTACTGCCAGCGGGGAATAGCTATAAGTATTATTATATATTAGTTATTAGGTGGCAGCTTAGATTAGTTGTTAGGTAGCAGCTTAGATTACGAAAAAAATTTAGGAATATTAAGTTGGCTCTTTAGGATAGCCATCGCGCGCCCGATCTTAAAAGGCCTTGACCCCCCCCCCTTCTTTTTATTGTTAGGTGCGCACCAGGTATCGCCTGCTAGTTCTGGCAGCATGGGAGTCAGTCGATAGTAGGATGGGTGCAGGATAGGTAGCGTGAATGATACAATTAGTTGGATTAGGTGTTGTATTCTTGTTGATATTGCTTTAATGTATAGGCCTGGTTTACATAACAGATGGGGAAGAACCACGCCCCGGCAGTTGCCGACTGATTCGGTTTAGTTATAGAATATAGAATATAGAATATAGGATATAGGATATGAGTAATTATAAGCACAAGCGCAAGGCTAGTAGTATTAGATTAGATGCTGGCTGGATAGTAATAGGTGTAATGGGTGCCGCAGTAGTTATAATGCTGGGTGCAATGTACACTGGTAGTATGCCTGGGTTTCTAGCTGGCTTTAAGCTGCTCGGGCTTGGTTCAGTGATTGGTCTAATGATTGGATTAGCGCGTATCGTTACCGCAGACTAGGAATACTAGGAATACTAGGAATACTAGGAATACTAGGAATACTATATATACACACACTATATAAGGTTATATATCTATGAATACTAATACTAATACTAATACTAATACTAATACTAATACTACTAATACTAATACTAATACTACGGAAATGAACATGAACATGAACACACGCGCATCATCAGTAATATCATCTCCAGTAACACCATCGCCAGTAATATTAGGTGAGTTCAAACTATACGATACAGCGGGCGACAAAGAATTAGCAGATACGGACGGTTCCCGTATTGTTAAATGCTTACAGCAAGTTAATCAAAAAACTAAAGTTAAGGATCTGGAATCTAAGTATGTTCGTATTCCCACAGCGCATATAACTGAGCAAATAGTTGTGGCTGACATTGATCTGCTGGCTCCTTATGTTATGACATTCTTACAAGAAACTGAGGATACAATGATTAAGGCGCAGTATAAAGCTGGTGGAGTTGAGCGAATCTATGTCGATGGTTTAAGTATACAGAAGATACTAGATTATCTGGATTCTAAAGGTTTAGGTCAGCGATTGACGAAAGAGAAGATCGCTGCATGGTTCCTTGAATCTGTCCAGCCTAATTTAGAGATGTTGTTTGCGGAAAAGATGGGAATTGATTCAGACTCAGATGAGAGTTTATTATTAAAACTTGAGTCAGTTGTTGTAGCTTATTCTAGTAAGTTTCAAATGTTAGCTGGCGGAAAGACTTTGTTAGCAATAGCAGATTGTGACGCTCTTATAAGTGTGCTAATTAAATGTGACGCGCAAGATTCTGATTTAGGCAGGAAGTTTATACCGAAATTGGAGAAAATGAAGGAAAGTAATTCTATGGAATTAGAGGCATTATAGAATGTTAGCTTTTTACATTGTATTACTTATATTACTAATCTGCTTTCGGTCTAGCTTATGATTCTAGCTTATGATTCTAGATTATAAATTCTAGATTCTGAATCGGAATCTGAATAGATTCTGAATAAATCGCCTAGTAAGCTTTTACAGTTGCTAGGCTTTCTTTGTCTAAAATCTAATAATGAATATTCCTTAAAGTCTCTAATCTGTTCTCCTAGGTTCTTAGATTCTAGTTCGTAGATTCTAGATTTAGAATGATTCTAGATTCTGGTTCGTAGCTTTAGATTTAGAATGATTCTGGTAAAATGGCATGAAATGTCAATCTGTACCATTTTACCATAATGCCAGAATGCCAGAATACCATAATGCCAGAATACCATAATGACAGAATACCATTTTTCATTCTCGCCGTGTCCATTTCGACCCCTTTTCGTCCATCTCTCTTATCTTAGCCTATATTCTATATCTCTCAGTTTATAGGTGTGTAGTAATTTATAGTTAAGAATATAATATTTAATAACTCTTATATTTTAATACACACCCCCCTAAAATACTATAACAACCCGTAGAGAGGGAGATTATACCTAAGAATAGCAGTATAGGCTCTCTCCCCCCTATAGAGCCTATAGATAGGCTCCCGTAGGATAGCAGTATAGGATCTCTTAGGTATAGAGC